AGACCAAATTAATACAAGCTTGAAACCAAAACCATTCTTACCTCCAACAATCTTTTTTTCTTCTTTGTTATAATTTGTTGAAGTTCTTAGATGACCAAATATCAATTCAGGAACCCATGTTTTGTATTCAGGATGCTGAACAACATCAATACCATTACCGTCATTAATCATAACAATAGTACCATCTTCTTGAATAGCAACATCGATATATGTAACAGGTAATGAATTATCAACATTTTGTTCAATCTTTGATTGCATTCTTACGACGTGATCTCTACAATTCACAATGCCTTCATCAAATAATTTGAATAGACCAGGAATATAACTTATATTTTTCTCAATAATTTTATCATTTGCTTCATTCATAATCCACATATTTGAATCAACAGTTTCAACAGATCCGATATAAGTATCTGGATTATCAAGAATATGTTGTTTATCAGTCTTCTGTTGCACGTCAAAGTATAAGTTGTTATCGTCAATAGCGCTCATTATGTCTCGTATATATACCTTAGACCTTTGTGTTTAAACCGTTTCAATTTTATTTTAAAAATAATTATATATTTTAATATTAATTAGATGTCAACTTACAACAATAATAGATTCACTCCTGGAAACAAAGGCAATTTGAGATTATTTATAAATAAAGCATTCATTAGACAATATTATAGAACATTTAATACAACACAATTATTTGATAACATCAATAATGCGGATGATATAACAGATGGTGATTTATGTGGTTGTATTCAACAACGTGTTAATTTGATTAAACAAGGCTGGAATGATCCTTCACAAACTGAAAATAATCGTATATCACAAGCATTGACTGGGAATTTAGGAGGAAAGACTACTTTCGGAAATTTTAACAAACCAGTAACTCTCAATTATCTAGGAGGATGGGAAGGACAACCAGGAGGTTCATTTAGACCACTTAGAAATAAATTTTAAATGCGTTTTATAAATTATAACAATTATATAATAGTTATAATTTTAGACATAATTTAATTAATTTTTCTTTTTTTCTTTATTTATTCTATAATGACTGGTAAAATTCATACTATCGGAACTCGTGCTCAAGTTTGGCATGGAACATCTAAAAAAACATCTGGTGGACTAACAAAGTCTGATTTAATGATGAACAAGGCAGGACGTATTGTATCTAGATCTAAACACAACAGTGCTAAAAAGGAAATGCGTCTTTTGAAATACGGTTATGGTACCCAAAAGGGTAAATTTGGTTTCGTTAAGGTTGGCTCTAAATCTAGAAGAAATCGTAAAGGATCTAGAAAAATGAGAGGTGGTATGTATTCTCTTTCTCCTTCTCAGGCTAACTGGGCTGGCGATGGCATTGATGGCCAAGGTATCACTCAAGGACAAAATGGCGGCCCTGGAGGACCTTTAACTGCCGCTTTAATGGCTGGTGGAAGACGCAGATCTAGAAGAATGTACGGTGGCTCTGGAATGTCCCCTTTAGCTTCTCCTGGCGCTGCTAATTGGGCTGGTGATGGTATTGATGGACAAGGTATCACTCAAGGACAAAATGGTGGTCCTGGTGGTCCTTTAACTGCAGCTTTGATGGCTGGTGGTAGACGCAGACGTTCTAGAGGACAAAGCCGTTCTAGAAGACAAGGAATGATGGGTGGAACTGGAAGTGTAATGCCTTATTTAAATCCAGGAAATCCTGAAAATCTTGCATTAGGTGCTTCTTAAATTTAATGTAAATAATTTATGAATTTATTAAATTTCTAAATTATTTTTTATAATTACTTGTCGCTACACTTGTAACCGCTACACTTGTAACCATTCTGAACTAACAAATTTGTCGAATTTTATATATATTTGTAACTGATTTGTTAAAAATTTCTCAAAAAATTGCTTTGAAACAATTGGTAATATCTTTTGATCAATAAGTCCTTTAGCCTTAAAATATAATTTATAACCTTGGTATAATTCATCAAAAGAAATTAATTCTGTATGAGGATTTATTCCTGCGATAAAAACATTAGACTTGTATGAATTCAAATAATCATTTATATCATCTTGTTTATTCCATAAATTGCATTTTATGTTAGTTATGTATTTATTATCAATTACTTCTACTTGTGGTGAAAAATAATGACATATCATTTTAATCATATTTATATCCGAAATTTGTGAATTCTTTTGGTCAGAACTTTTATATAATGTTATAAATTCATCTATTTCATACTCATCATCTAAACTATTATCACTTGTAATTACAATATATTTCTCCCAAAAAGACAAAAATGAACTAACATTAGGCAAATATTTACTTGTTACTTTAGTAAACATTATATTACCATTTTCCAATACATTTTCTATTTTTCCAGCCAAAATTGATTGTAATTGAGTTGAATACACCATATTAGGAATATTAACACTCGTTAAATATAATTTCCATATATAATGCATATTCTTCCAACTTATACTAGTCTCTGAACAAACCTTTTCTATACACTGTTCAATAAACACATCTACAATGTTTTCTAATTGTTTGTCTACAAAATATAATACGTAATCCTTTATAACGTCATCTGCTTTAGTCTTCAAATAATTTTCAGAATTTGTATATTGTTCTGAATAATGTGATGCTACACAAAGCAAATCAATCCCAATATTATTTAGAACATCTTTAATAATATCATATGCTAATGCATTAGATCCCTCATTTGTTTTTATTAAACGATATGACGTTATTTTATGACTGTCGTGATATTTTGTAATAAAGTTGCTCATAATTGAATTACCAGTAGTAACGTACCCTATAGAATCAATCATTGTAATCAGTTTTTTCGTATTTGAACTAACAAAATATAGTAAATTATCTGTATTTTTCTTTAATAAACAATCGCCTATAATAGTTAAAAAATATTTTGCTTCCGTTTTTGTTTGGAATACCGTTTGCAAAAAACCTAGAACATTTTGAATCGTATATGTTTCTGGTATAGACTTAAGCAATGAACGCTCTTTAATCCTTTTAACAATAGTTTGTTTTGTTTTATGTTTCCATTGTATCAATTTGCCTTCATCTGTAATAGTAGACAGTAAATGATGGTGAATATCGTCGTCTTTAACTATTCTATATGTTTTCCCGTCGTATTCGTAATAAATGTTATTGTAAGGCATATAAAAATATTGATGCTTTGATAAAAATACTTTATGAAAATTATCCTGTTCAAATGTTAGTTCATTAAACCTTGAAACACGCTCATCGTACCTCTTGTTTTCCTGTTCCAACATATTAGGTAGATTTAACAAATGGGTTTCTAACCGACTTGTCATATAGGGATTATCCTTATATTTCAAAAATATATCATTTATAGTCGTTGCTATTTGAGTTATCTTGTCTTTATTATCTGGGTCCATTATAAATACTTTACCTTTAGTCTTTAAGTAGCTTTTTTATATATTATTCTACACATTATAAAATAATATATTATTAGCAATTTATATGAAAACTCGTAAACAAAAACTTATTAATCTACACTATTTACCAAAAAGTCTTTCAACAAAAGATAGAAAAAAACAAAGTCAAATGTTATTGAAATCTAGGCGATTATATAAAAAAGGACAATATTATACTCGAAAATCAGTCAAGTCCTTTCCTTCAAAAACGTCCAATCACATTCTAAACGCTAAAAAAATGTACGCAGTTGATAAAATTGGCGCTACTGACGAGCTATCTAAAAAATCTGGATGTTCTAAAAGCGCTTTAAAAAAAATTATTAGTAAAGGCGAAGGTGCGTATTATTCGTCTGGATCTAGACCGAACCAAACCGGGCAATCGTGGGGTCTAGCACGACTAGCTAGTGCTTTAACAGCTGGAAAAGCCGGTGCTATAGATTATAATATACTGAATGAAGGATGCAAACCTGGATCTAAAGGATATAAAATGGCTCAGTTAGCCCGTAAAAAATATGGATATGGAAATAAAAGAGTTCCTAAAACAAAAATAAATTAACATGTATAACCATTTCACAATTTATATTAAATTATATTGTTAAATTTTATATATTATTTTCTGTGACGTTTTGTGTGTTTTCTTCTTTTTGAACGGGTCTTATTTTTACGCATTTTGCGTCTTCTAGTTTTTCGTCGTCTGGAACCACCATCTACTTCAGTATATTCTCTTTCTACTAGTTCTGCGGTAGAAGCCCTTCTCTTTTTTGTAGCATTTTGTTGATTAGCATTTTGTTCATTAGCATTTTGTTCATTAGCATTTTGTTGATTAGCATTTTGTTCATTAGCATTTTCAGCATTAATATTTTTGGCATTAGTAATTCTTTCGTCATTAAAGCGACTGTTTAATGTCGGTCCTGAGTCTAATGTCTCTCTTGCGGCTACTTGTGGCTTAGCTGTTCCTAATAATTCACCCATTAAATCACCAATAAAATCAACTGCCACTACATCTCTTCTAAAATCTATAAGTTGGTTTTCTTCATTTGACAAGTTAGGGTCCTGAGATTGATTAATAACTTGGTTAAAGGTGTTTCTTATAATTTTTCTAGATATTGTAGGTGCAAACATCCATGTACTAATATCAAACCCTGTATAATATTTTCTTTCTTTAATCAATTCTTTAAATTGTGTATCTTTAACAGATTTGTCTGGGTGTTCAAGATATGCAGTGCCAATTACGTGTTTTGTTGGTGTTTCTGTATTTTTTATTACATATATTCCTTTTTCTGGAAATATGTTTTTATCATTACCACTAATGATATCGACGTCTTCAAATACTGCTACTCTTTCATTTGGTTGAATAGGCATCATCATTGCTGGATTTTCATTCTTCAATTTAGTATCTTTACTAGTAATGTATTTTACAAATCTTCCTCTAAATCTTGTAATAACTTTTTCTATTATAGCTTTCTGTTGTTTTGCAGATAGGCCGTGTAAAAGAAAAATGCTTGGTAGACCTTCTTTAATATGTTGAATTAAATAATCTTGTCCAACAATTAAATTTCTAGGATTAACTGTTGGAATAATAGCCTCAGTGTTTCTAAACTTCTTAGGATATTTATAACTACTCATTTATATATATATATATAATTTTATAAAAAACTATTATTTTCTGTCACGTTTTGTATGTGTTCTTCTTTTTGTTCGTGTCTTATTTTTACGCATTTTGCGTCTTCTAGTTTTTCGTCGTCTGGAACCACCATCTACATCAGTAAATTCTCTTTCTACTAGTTTTGCACTAGCAGTATCTCTCTTTTTTGTATTAGCATTTTGTTGATTCGCATTTTGTTGATTAGCATTTTGGTCATTAGCATTTTGGTCATTAGTATTTTGTTGATTAGCATTTTGGTCATTAGTATTTTGGTCATTAGCATTTCTTGCGTTATTATATTCTTGGTCTAAGACAGAATATGGTTTTGGTTCCGGTAATTTTGTGCCCAAGGATTCAGCTATTGAATTACCCACTCCATCAATTGACATTACAGTTCCTCTTAAAGATATAAGTTCGTTGTCTTTGCGTGACAAATTAGTGCTCTGAGGAGCATTAACAAGATAGTTTAACGCCAAATCGGTAGCATCAACTCTTCCTGTGTCAGGTGCAAAATCCCATTCGTCAACATCAAACCCTACTTTATTATTATATTCTTTACTGTTTTCAATAGCATCTAAAAAAATTTGTGGTACTGAATATTGATTTCTGTCATATGCTTCCGGTTTGGTATACAAATTTTTTACTATGTAAACGTGTAATGGAAAATATTTTTTAGTATTATTATTACCGGTAATTAATACAATATCTTCAAACACAGCAAGTTTTATGTTAAATAGTATGTTTTCAAATCCAAGTTTGTATTCTACAAACCTTCCCCTAAATCTTGTATAAAACTTTTCGGTACCTTTCATAATCCCTTCTTTTTTATGTTGAATTAAATAATATTTACCTTTAACTAATTTGCCAGGTTTTAGTATTCGAATCTTAGCGTCAGTATTTTTAAAATATTTGTTTGTATAAATATTTTCTGGTTTACTCATATATATATATATATATATATATATAACATAACATTTTCTAAATTTAAAAACTGTAACCCAGTGTAATTTTATTATGTAACACAGTTAACTAGTGATTCAAAAA